CCACGCTGGCGCTGCGTGCGCCGCACGGCCATGGTGTCAGCGGGCTTGCCCGGCTGCGGAGGCGGCGGGGGCGGCGGGATGTTGGGGGTCGACATGCACATGGTTGAGGGTCTCCAGTCGGCTGGCCTATTCTGCGGCGTGCCGTCGAACCCACGGACACGCTCAGAACCCGGCGAGCGGGTCGAACTGGGTCACGGTGTGCGGCTGGTAGCCCAGCGGTCGGACGCCGCCCTGGCGCGCCGCCTCGGCCAGCAGGTTGCGCTCCTTGCGCACCGGGAACGCGAACGTCAACGCCAGCGCATCGCCCAGGTCAGGCGACGGCAGGCCACGGGCCTTGAGGTCGTCCTTGCTCTCGAGCGCCACGCGGTCCTGGTGGTCGAACTTGTAAGTCGGTGCGGCCAGGTCCTGCTTCAGGCTGACGTCGTTGGGCACGACGCCACCGGCTGCGATCCAGTCGCGCATCTCGTACCACATCTCGGCGCGCTTGTTGACGTAGCGCGGCCGGTTGGGCTTGCCGCCGAAGTGCACCTCGGTGACGTCGAACCCCAGCTGGCGCAGCTTGTCGATCACCCCGGCCCCGTTGCCCGCGTCGACGAACACCGCGTCGGCCCGGGTGTCCTCGATGGTCTGCGCCACGTGCGCGGCCAGGGCCATGTTGTCGAGCTTGGTGTAGACCTTGAACGGCCGGCAGTTGAGCCCCTGGCGCGTGGCGATGACGCTGCGGTCGTCGCCGAAGCGCGCCGGGTCGACGCCCAGGATCACCGGCGCGAAGTCGTACTGCTCGCGGCGCAGGTGGCGACGGCTCGCCTCCTCGATGTCGGCCAGGCTAATGAGCTGCTCGTCGCCCGCGGCGCTGAAGTCGCACAGGTACTCACGGCGCCAGGACATCTCGCTCATCTCGTCCTGCAGCCGCGCCACCTCGGCCCGGGGCAGCGAGTCGGTGTCGTGCACCGTGTAGAGCGAGGCGTGCCAGTCAGGCTTGTCGCGCGCGCCGAAGAAGAGCTGCGAGAACAGGTTGACGCCCTTGGGCGTGCCGATGAACAGCGCCCAGCCCTGGCGGTCGGACAGCGCCGGCTGCAGGATGTCGTCCCACACCTCGGGCTTCATCTGCGCCACCTCGTCGAGCACCACGCCGTCGAGGCGCACGCCGCGCATGGCGTCGGGGTTGTCGGCGCCGTAGATGCGAATGGTGGCGTTGTTGGTGGTCAGCCGCACCCACAGCTCGGACTCGTTGGCCTCGGCCAGGCCGGCGAGCTGCAAGGGCATGGTCTTCTGCTTCAGGCGCTGCCAGGCGATCGCCTTGGCCTGCTTGAGCTGCGGCGCCACGTAGAAGAACAGCCCGAGCTCGTGCGGGAAGCGCAGCGCCTTGTCGATCAGCTCGGACAGGGCCAGCTCGGTCTTGCCGGCCCGGCGGTGCAGCGCCAGCACCGTGAAGCGCCGGCGGTTGGCGTGGCACTCACGCTGCCAGGCGCGCGGCCGGTAGCCCAGGTCGATGATGCGGGTCACACCAGGTCGGCCAGGTCGATGCCATCACCGGGCACGCCGGTCGTGATCACCACCTGCTGGGTCTTCATCGGGCCGCCGTCGGCGCCGGTCTGCTCAATGCGCTCGGCAAACACCTTCTTGCGCCGGCCCTTGAGCAGCAGCGCCAGCAGCGAGTCGCTGTAGACCGTCTTGGTGCCGATCAGCAGGCCGCCCTGGTAAACGGGCTCCACGACGCCCTCGAGCGCCCTGCGCCGGGCCTCGCGCTCAAGCTTGTCGGCAGCCATGTCGATGGCCTCGTCGACCTGCCTAGCGAACTCCGGGTCGTCCTGGCGCCGGCGCCAGACGTTGGTCCGATCAACGCCAGCCGCTTCGGCCGCGTCGGTCAGGATGCCAGTCTCGGCCAGGTGCGCGAGGAACGCATCGGTCCATAGGTGTCGCAGGTTGCCCATGCCCCGAATCTACGGGCGCCAGGCTCAATCACGGACACGCACCCAACCCGCCGGCACCTGGCCACGCCGGTAGCCGTGGACGATCTTCCAGACGCAGCCCTTGCTGACCTCCATCTTGCGGGCGATCTCGGCCAGCGTCATGCCCTGCTCGGCCAGCTCGTGCACCAGCTCGACTTCGTGGTCTGAAAGCACCGCGCCAGGGTGCGACTCGCCGATCCGGCGCCGCGCGTCGTTCACCGGCACCATGCGATTTTTTCCAAGCGTGCGCACCTTCACCATGGCCTCGGGCCTTTCTCTTCCAGTCCGCAAAAAGCAACGCAACAACCCCCGGTGCATGCAACAAACGCAACAACCCCTAGGGTGTTGTTGCGTTGCGTTGCAGGTTGCACCTCCGCATTTGCAACGCAACGCGCTGTTGCAGCTCGTGTTGCAGTGTTGCAAGCAGTTTTTTGCAAGCGTTTAGAGGACACTCAGGCACCCGTCTTCTGCAAAAAACGGCGAGTTGTCACCCTCGCAGAGCACCTTCAGCGCCCGCCTGGCGCGCTGCATCCGCGTGTCGCGCTTGCCCTGCTCGGGCTCGGGCAACCGCCTGGCGGCCTCTTTCAGGGCCGCGTCGATCTCGATGCCGGCCGCCTGGAACTCCGCCATCTCCATCACGACTGCGTGCACGACCGACTCCACCGCACCCATCGGGCGCGCGGCCTGAGCCTTGATCGCGCCGAGTTCGACCTCGCGCACGGTGCAGGAGGTGATGACGTCGCCGTCCTCGTCGACGCCGATGGACTGGATGTCGAGGTCGAACCCCCAGGCCTGGTCGTCCGAGCCGTCCTTCATCTTGCTGGTGCGCAGCATCCGCCCGGCTTCCAGGCGCAGCACCTCGAGCTCGGCATCGGCCGCGGCCTTGAGGCCTGACCAGCCCCGGGCACCGCGGGTCAGGTCCTTGCCTGCGTGATGCACCAGCACCACCACGGCGCCCGTGGCGCGATGGATGCCCTTGCAGTGGGCCAGGGCCTTGCCCATGTCCTCGGCGGCGTTCTCGTTGGCCCCTGGTGTGGTCTGGGCGAAGGTGTCGATGACGACGACGTCGGCGCGGCCGATGGCCCGGCAGACGTCGAGCGCGTCGTCACGCTGCAGCAGGTTGGGCGCCGCGGCGATGACGCCGAGGTTGAGCTCGCACTGGTGCGCCTGCTGATAGGCCACGAGGCGGTTGCGGAACCCGCCGGCGCCCTCGGCGCAGATGTAGACCACCCTGCCCTGGTGGACGCGGTGCCCGCGCCAGGCGATGCCTCGATCGATGGCCGCGGCGATGTCCAGCGCGATGAAGCTCTTGCCCGAGCCTGACTCGCCAAACAGCACCACCAGCTCGGCGCGCGGCAGCACGCCCTTGACGATCCACGACGGCGCCGGCTGGCTGGTGAAGTTGGCCGCGGTGATGACCTCGAACCGGTTGGGCTTGTCGGCCTGGGCGGCCGGCTGCGCCTCGCCCTCCTCCACCAGCGCATCGAACTCCTCGGCACTGGCTGGGCCTGCGTCGAGCGGGCGGCCGAGCATCTTGCCGATCGAGCGCATGGTCACTGGCTCACCGCGGCCGCGACCGAACGTGCGCCAGTGGGTCATGAGGTTGTCGCTGCCCTTGTACTTGGCGCCGCGGCTGGACCACTCGTCCCAGACCTGGAACCCGTCGGGCCCGAGCTCGTGGTGCAGGGCCATGCCCACGCGCAGCCAGTGCTCGAACCCCAGGTCGGGGTCGAGGTCGGCAACGGCGCGCTTGACCTGGCCAGCGCTCATGCCCAGGCGCTCGGTGCTCGAGTCGCTGCGCTCGGTGCGATGCCCGAACCGGCGGTTGACCTCGGCAATCACCTGCTCGTTGAGCGGGGCCACGGTGTTGTCAGTGCCGACGAGCTCGACGACCTCGAGCACGTTGCCCGTCCAGGTGACGAAGCCCTTGTCGCTGAACGTTTCGAACCCCCAGCGGTTGGAGGTCGAGGGCGACTTCGCGTTGGCCAGCTGGCCACGGTAGACCGCGTGCACGCCAGTGCCCGAGGGGGAGAGCTCGGCGTAGGTGTCGCTGACCATGGCCAGCACCTCGGTGTCGATCTCGCCGGCATCGACGCAGTGGTCGAAGTCGAGCACCGTGATGCCGAACTCGGGCATGAGCGCCAGGCCGATGCCGTCGAACCCGCGCCTGGCAGCTGCGGTGCGCGCCGCCTCGAACGTCGTGAGCTTGGCGCGGTCAGTGGGTGAACCGTTCTGTCCAGCGCGACGCTCGCCGGTGGCGTAGAACGGAATCTTGCGGGCCTTGCCCGCCTCGTCCTCCTCCAGCCTCCACATCAACCAGCCTGGCAGGCGCTTCAGGTCGTCGGGGGCATTGAGTTGGCGCACGTGCGGGGTGATTCTTGTCACGGCGCTCATCTCTCAGTCGGCAGAGCCGCCCTCGGTTTCGAGCTCGAGCATGGCCTCGCTCACGATGGGGAACTCGCTGGCCACGGCACGGGGCCCGAGGCAGCGCTGCGCGTAGCTGCACTGGCGGCACGCCTCGGTCAGGTCGGTGCGCAGCAGCACCGGCAGGCGGCCCTTGCTGGCGCGCGCCATGGCCTTGCTGGCGGCCTCGAACTCACCGGCCCGGGCAGCGCTCACCTCGCGGTGCCCGCCGGCGTACTGGTGCAGCATGCCGCGGCTGGTGCCCACCGCCTCGGCCAGGAGATCCTGCTCGGCGACGGTGGCGGCCTGCATCCAGGCCTTGAGTGCGGTGATGGTCTTCATGGTCATCGGGGTTAGGGTCAGGGGAGCCCCGACTGTAGCAGTTGCGACAGGCCTTGCACACCCTGCTACGCCGTGCCACGCTATGTGCGATGCGCTCGATCTACGACCTGCGACGCGACAACCTGCGCCGGCTCATCGGCCAGTGGGGCGGGCCGACCAGCCTGTCGCGCAAGCTGGGCCACGCCAACGGGTCCTACGTGGCGCAGCTGGCCGGGCCCAGGCCGTCGCGCGAAGTGTCGGAGAAGGTCGCCCGGGAAATCGAGGGCAAGCTCAAGCTGCCCCTGGGCTGGATGGATCAGGAGCACCCGGCCGGCGGCCAGCACCTGAACGACGAGGCCCTGACCGAGTGTGTCAAGGCGGTGGCGACGTGTTTGCGTGACGCCGGTCTCAGACCGCCCCCTGGACAGTACGCGACGATCGTGCAGTTGACTTATGACCGGATGAAGCTCACCGGCCAGGTCGACGAGGACTACATCAACAAACTGATCGACTTGGCCCGAGGAGGCGGCCACGCATGAGCAACGAGGAAATCAAGCAACGGATTGCGTACCTGATCGAGCACGGGGGTCTGTACGACGACCCGATCGGGGACCTGCGCCGATGCCTGCGCCGCATCGGCATCGGACTGAGCCTGGTGCTCTGCATCGTGACCGCGAACTTCCTGACCCGCGTCCTGTTCTGATCCGAGCTTGATGCTAAAGCCCGAGCTGATCACTCGGGCTTTTCTGCGGGCGTCAGATTTAGCATGTGCTACAGTCGAGCCATCGACAACGCAACTGGAGCAGCAACATGGACCACGCAGCAAACCTCGCCCTCTTCCTCACCGAGCGCAAGGGCTCGTGCCTGGCAACCTGGAGCGGCCACCTGCTCGCCGCCGAGCAGCGCGCCCTGTTCGGCCGCTTCCTGGGCAAGGGCAAGCTCTGGATCGACGGCGCAGCCGAGACCATCGAGCACCACCGCAAGGTCGGCTTCGGCTTCGACAGCGAGTGCACCGCCAACCTCAAGTGGAGCGCACTGTGAGCGACACCAAGCGCCTGATCAAGGCGTTCAGCGAAGCGCTGGACGCTCGCACGAACCCGGCCGACGACTGGGTACAGGTCGGTCAAGGTTTCCTGTCCGAGGCCATTGACCACATGGACTGGCTGGAGAAGGGCGTGGTCGAGTGGCGCGCCGAAGCCCAGCGTAATGCGCGGTACGCCGAAGCAGCGCGAGCGACTGCGCGCGTGGCCATAGGTCACCTGCAGGCAATACTGCAGCCACCTGCCACCGCAGCAGAGCAGCAGCGCGCAGACACCGCCGCGCGCAATTGGCTCGACAGCATCGGCGCCGACTGATTTTTTACTTCCCCCCGGACTGTCGCAGGTGCTACAGTCCACCTCCCGCAACTGCTAAACCCTGAAAGGACTAGTGCAGTGATCAACGTGACCCTCACCTTCAGCAGCGTCGCCGAGCTGCTGGAGTTCTTCACCACCAGCCAGGCCCCGGCCACGGCGGTCAAGGTGGAGACGGCGCCCGCCGTCCCAAAGTCGAAGCGGGCAGCGCCCGCGCCGGTACCTGCCCCCGAGCCGGAGGCTGCCCCTGGCCCGAGTACTGCGACACCCACGGAGGCCCCAGCCCCGGTCGCTGCGCCCGAGCCGGCACCTGAGCCGGAGGCTGCGCCTGGCGTGGCCTACGCTGACCTGCAGAAGGCGGTGCTGGCGCTGTACACCAAGGACCGCGCCAAGGCCGCGGGCATCGCCACCGAGATGGGCTTCGCGTCGTTCAAGGTCATGCCCGCCGAGCGCTGGGCCGAGGCCCTGGCCAAGGTCAACGCCGCGCTGGAGGGCTGATCATGCCTACAAACAACCGCGCCTCTGGACCCGTCACGATCCGTGACGTCAGCATCGTCAACAACAGCGCCGCAAATGAGCACACGCGTGCAGCGGTGGAAGCGCTTTCTGCCGCTGCAAAAGCAAACGCCGAAGCCATTGCCGAGATCGCGCGCGCCTTGAAAGGCGCCCCGGCCTCCATGGAATCCGGCATCAAGGTGGGAGGCTGACCGTGGAGCACGCCCGCACGTTCAGCGCGTCGGCGCTCGACCGCCTCATCGCCTGCCCTGGCAGCGCGGTGCTGACGGCCGACGCCGAGCGCACCGCCAGCACCTACAGCGCCTGGGGCACGGCCTGCCACGAGCTGGCCAGCGTCGCCCTGGTCAAGGGTGACCAGGTCTACGCCGACCGCAAGGGCTCGAGGATCAGCGCCGACGGCTTCGACTTCGAGGTCGACGACGAGATGCTCGAGGTGGCCCGCGTCTACACCGACTACGTCCGCGACGTGGCCGGCGACGGCACGGTGCTGGTCGAGCAGCGCGTCGACTTCAGCGCGCACCTCGGCGTCGACGAGGCCTTCGGCACGGCCGATGCGCTCATCATCCGCGGTGACGAGATGATCGTCGTGGACCTCAAGACCGGCCGCGGTGTCGAGGTCGAGGCCGACACCGCCCAGCTCAAGGCCTACGCCCTGGGCTGCCTGGAGATCGCCGAGACGGTGGCCGACATCGAGCGCGTGCGCCTGGTGATCGTGCAGCCCCGCAACGGCGGCATCAAGGAGCACGACCTGTGGGTCGACGAGCTCCGGGCCTGGGCCCACACCCAGGCTGCACCGGCCGCGCGCAAGGTGCTCGAGGCCATGGCCGAGTTCAGCGTCGGGCACCTCAACCCGGGCGAGAAGCAGTGCAAGTTCTGCGCGGCCAAGGCCACGTGCCCTGCCCTGCGCGACGAGGTGTCGGCCACGGTCGCCGACATGACCGCCGCATCGCCCGAGGAGTTCGCCGAGCTCACGCCGACCATCGAGCCGCAGCCAGACACCGGCCACGACGATGCGAGCTGGCTCGCCGTCTGCCTGTCCCGCGTCGACCTCATCGAGGACTGGTGCAAGGCCGTGCGCGAGCAGGCCCACAAGCGCCTGTCCGAGGGCCAGGAGGTCCCGGGCTGGAAGCTGGTAGCCGGCAAGCGCGGCGCCCGTGCCTGGACCGACGCCAAGGCCGCCGAGGAGCTGTTGCGCAAACAGTTCCGCCTGACCATCGAGCAGGCCTACGACCTCAAGCTGATCAGCCCGACGTCAGCCGAGAAGCTGGCCAAGGGTGGCGATCTGGGACCCAAGCAGTGGGCCAAGGTCCAGGAGTTCATCCACCAGCCCGACGGCAAACCGCACGTCGCCCCCGCAACCGATCCCCGTCCCGCCCTGGCCGTCGCGGCCAAGGCTTCCGAGTTCGACACCATCGCCTGAAAGGAACCACACCATGGCAACCAACATCGCATCCCCCGCCGGCCGCATCATGCTGCGCAACGTGCGCCTGGCTTTCCCCAACCTGTTCGAGCCGTCCAGCTACGGCGAGGGTGACCCGGCCTACAGCGCCACGCTGATCATGGATCAGCAGCAGGCCGAGGCCGTCGACAAGGCCCTGGCCGCGGTGGCCCGCGACAAGTGGGGCGCCAAGGCCGACGCCCAGCTCAAGGCCCTGCGCGCCTCCGGCAAGGTCTGCCTGCGCGACGGCGACGAGAAGGCCGACTACGACGGGTTCGAGGGCATGATGTTCGTCGCCGCCCGCTCGAAGACCCGGCCCACGGTCGTGGACGGCCAGCGCCAGCCGCTGACCCAGGGCGACGGCCGCATCTACGCCGGCTGCTACGTCAACGCGAGCCTGGAAATCTGGGCCCAGGACAACGGCTACGGCAAGCGCATCAACGCCACGCTGCGTGGCATCCAGTTCGTGCGCGACGGCGAGGCCTTCGGCGGTGGCCGCCCGGCTGCAGCTGACGAGTTCGACGAGATCGAGGCCGACGAGCTGGTCTGACAATTCTCATGCGGGTCGCGCCTATCCAGCCTCGACCGGCCCCCGAGGTAACCAGCCCTAGCATCAGCGCCGCCGTCCCCCCGCAGGATATTTCAGGGCGGCGGCGCGTAGTCAGCCCGGCGCGAGGCAACCGTTACAGGTAATGCTGGGGAACCGGGCCACAAGAACATGACCAAGCCCATCGCCATCTTCGACACCGAGACCTACCGCGACTACTTCCTGGCGTCGTTCCTCGACACCGAGACGCGGCAGATCATCGAGATCGAGGCACACCCCGACCAGCCGCTGGACGTGGAGGCGCTCAAGGCGAACCTGCGCGGGCGCACCCTGGTCGGGTTCAACAGCGCCAACTTCGACCTGCCGGTGATCGCGGTGGCCCTGGCCACGGGCGACGTCGAGCGGATCTGGAAGGCCGCGCAGGCCATCATCAGCCGCGGCTACAAGGGCTGGCAGTTTGAGCAGGCCTGGGGCCTGAAGCTGCCGCGGGTCGACCACATCGACCTGATCGAGGTGGCGCCCGGCATCGCCTCGCTCAAGACCTACGGCGGCCGGCTGCACTGCCCTCGCCTGCAGGACCTGCCGATCCACCACGCGCAAAGCATCGCCCCTGCCGATCGCGTCCGCCTGAGGACCTATTGTCGAAACGACCTGGCCACCACGGACACGCTCTACCGCAAGCTGCTGCCGCAGATCGAGCTGCGCGCCTCGATGTCGAAGGAGTACGACATCGACCTGCGCTCGAAGTCCGACGCCCAGATCGCTGAAGCCGTGCTGGCGCACCAGGTGTCGAAGCTCACCGGCAAGCCCATCATCCGCCAGGCCATCGAGCCCGGCACCAGCTACCACTACCGCGCCCCGCGGTGGGTGCAGTTCCGCTCGCTCGACCTGGTGGACAAGCTCGCCGAGATCGAGGCGGCCGACTTCATCGTGCAGGACTCCGGCGGCGTGGCCGAGCCCGAGGCCCTGGCCGGTCAGACCGTGACGATCGGCGTTGGCGTGTACCGCCTGGGCATCGGCGGCCTGCACTCGAGCGAGACCTGCCAAGCGGTCGAGGCCGACGAGGACCACGTGCTGGTCGACCGCGACGTGGCGTCGTACTACCCGTCCATCATCCTGCGCCTGGGCCTGGCGCCCCGGGCCATGGGCCCGGCGTTCCTGCAGGCCTACAAGGGCATCGTCGAGCGGCGCCTGGCGGCCAAGGCCGCGGGCGACAAGGTCACCGCCGACGCGCTCAAGATCACGATCAACGGCAGCTTCGGCAAGCTGGGGTCGAAGTGGTCGAAGCTCTACTCGCCCGACCTGCTGATCCAGACCACCGTCACCGGGCAGCTGGCGCTGCTGATGCTGATCGAGGACCTCGAGGCCGAGGGCATCACGGTGGCCAGCGCCAACACCGACGGCATCGTGATCCGCTGCCACCGCGGTGACCTGGGCGTCATGGGCGATGTCGTCCAGCGCTGGGAGAAGCGCACCGGGTTCGACACCGAGGAGACGCCGTACAAGGCCGTCTACAGCCGCGACGTGAACAACTACATCGCGCTCAAGCCCGACGGCGGCGTGAAGCTCAAGGGCGCCTACGCGATGGAAAGCCTGGCCAAGAACCCGGTCAACGCCGTGGCGATCGAGGCCGCGGTGCGGTGGCTGCGTGACGGCACGCCCGTCGAGGACACCGTCCGCGCCTGCAGCGACGTGCGCAAGCTCGTGACCGTGCGCACCGTCAAGGGCGGTGCCATCGACCAGGGCGGCGAGTACCTGGGCAAAACCGTGCGCTGGTACTACGCCCGCGGCGTGGCCGGCGCCCTGCGCTACCAGGTCAACGGCTACACCGTGCCGCGCAGCGAGGGCGCACGCCCGCTGATGGAGCTGCCCGAGGCGGTGCCGGCCGACGTCGACCATGCCTGGTACGAGCGCGAGGCGCTGCAGATCCTGAGCGACGTCGGTGCGGCCGGCGCGCTGATCTAGGGTTAACCCTAAGACGGATGCTGTAGCAACTGCTACACAATCACGGCATGAACACCGCACCCACCTGGCCCTTCCCCCGCAAGTTGCTGGACTACCCCAGCCTGCCGCCAGGCGTGAAGCCTGTTCGCCCTGCCCCGCAACCGAAGCCGGCCATCAAGGACCTGCCGCCGGCGCTCTTCTGAAAGGACTCACCGTGACCAATCCCACGACCCGCCGCTTTCCCCGCACCACGCTCGAGGCGTGGCCAAACCGCCACCCGTACAGCGTCGAGCGCTACAGCCGGCGCAGCGAGCTGGCCATGGACATCGCCCTGGCGGTGATCCTCGGCATCGCCTTCGGCCTGAGCCTCGTCGTCTGGTGGGCCGGGCAATGAGCGAGCCGAACATCACCATCCAGCCCCTGCCCGGCTGCCGGGGCGACTGTCAGCAAGGCCGTCGGCCTTGCCTCAGCCCCGAGGAGTGCATGCCCGACTCGCCGCCGCTGACCCGTGGCAGTTGCTTGATCGCAATCGCCATGGTGCTCGGGTCCTGGGCTATCGTCTTCGCCATCGGTTACTTGGTGAAAGGGATGTTGTGAGGGAGCGAGACATCGAGGCGCACCTGGTGCGTCGGGTCAAGGAGCTCGGCGGCGAGATCCGCAAGACCGAATGGATCGGCCGGTCCAATGCGCCCGACCGTCGCGTCATGCTGCCAGGGCGCACGCCCGTGTGGGTCGAGCTCAAGGCGCCGGGCAAGGTGCCGACGCCGCAGCAGGTGCGCGAGCACAACCGCATGCGCCGCCTGGGCGAGCTGGTCGAGGTGGTCGACTCGATCGAAGGCGTCGAGGAGCTGCTGCGATGACGGTCAAGGTGACCAACGACCGCGCGGCGGCAGTCGACCAGGGCTACTTCTGGCAGCCGCTCGAGACCTGCCCGTTGTCGGTCAAGGTGCAGCTGCTGACGACGACCGGCGTGGCCGTCTACGGCCAGTACAACCGCAACCAGGTGGGCTACATGGGATGGGCACCGTTGCCCAAGAAACCGGAGTGGATGAAGTGAAAGTGACACACCAGGCCATGCGCGAACTGCTGGCCTCCGTCGGCCCGTTGACCACGCGCGAAGCGGCCGAGTTCTTTTCAGACTCGTCGCACGTCAACGTGTCCGCGGTGATGTCAACCATGAGGCTGGCAGCCCGCAAGCAGGTCTACATCATCGAGTGGACGCGCGACATCGTCCAGGAGCGTGAGTACCTGCGCGCCGTCTACGCGCTGGGCGACAAGCCCGACGCCCGCAAGCCGCAGCCGTTGACCAACGCGCAGAAACTCGCTCGCAGCCGGGCGAAGTACCGCATCCCCAAGGTCAACAGCGTCTGGACCTGGGGGCAAGCATGAAGTGCCCGCACTGCAGCGCCGTCACCAAGGCCAAGGTCATGGAGTCGCGCCCGCACGACGGCCAGGTCTACCGCCGCCGGATGTGCAACGGATGCTTCAAGACCTTCGTCACCGCCGAGGAGTCGGTGCCCGGTCTCAAGATGCCGGCCGAGACTCAGTCGAAATATCGCGTGACCAACCGCACGCCGAAGCCCGAGCAGACCGACGGCGTGATCCGCTCGGCCGGCGAGCACCTGAAGCACTTCTGGCGATGAGCCGAGACTTCGCACCTCGCGACTACCAGCGCGCGATCGTCGAGCACATTGCCGGGCTCGAGCGCTGCAACGTCTGGGCCGGCATGGGCACCGGCAAGACCGTCAGCGCCCTGACCGCGCTCGATGCCCTGACCCTGGTCGACGAGCCGTTCCCGGCCCTGGTGCTGGCACCGCTGCGCGTGGCTGCCTCGACCTGGCCCGACGAGGTGCGCAAGTGGGGCCACCTGCACCACCTCCACGTCGAGGTCGGTGCGGGCGGCGTCGGCCCGATGCGCGCGGCCGTGCGCCACAACGCCGACGTCGTGACCATGAACTACGACAACGTCGCCGCACTGGTCGAGCACCTCGGCGACCACTGGCCCTTCCGCACGGTGATCGCTGACGAGTCGACCAGGCTCAAGTCGTTCAGGCTGCGCCAGGGCGGCGTGCGCGCCCAGGCCCTGGGCAAGGTCGCCCACCGGCACGTGCGCCGCTGGGTCAACCTGACGGGCACACCGGCGCCGAACGGGCTGCGTGACCTCTGGGGCCAGGCCTGGTTCCTGGACGCCGGGCAGCGCCTCGGGCGCACGTTCAACGCCTTCGAGAACCGCTGGTTCCAGGCCAAGCAGGTGGGCGCCAGCCGCTTCGCGCGCCAGCTCATCGCCCTCCCCCACGCGCAGGCCGAGATCGAGGACCGGCTGCGCGACCTGACGATCACCGTGCGCGCCGGTGACTTTCTCGACCTGCCCCCGCTAGTCGAGAACACAATCGAGGTGGAGCTCCCGGCCACGGCCAGGCGCCACTACCGCGAGCTCGAGCGCGAGATGTTCACGGTGCTGGCAGGCGGCACCGAGGTCGAGGCGTTCAGCGCCGCGGCCAGGACGATGAAGTGCCTGCAGGCCGCTAATGGCGCGCTGTACACCGACGACCAAGGTTCATGGAAGGAACTGCACGATGCCAAGATTGATGCCCTTGCTTCCGTCATTGAAGAGTCTGCTGGGTCACCCATCCTGGTGGCCTACCACTTCAGGAGTGATCTCGCACGACTTCAGCGAGCGTTCCCTGCAGGCCGGACGCTGGATACTGACCCTCGAACGCAGGCGGCATGGAACTCCGGCCAGATACCTCTGCTATTCGCTCACCCTGCGTCGGCTGGCCACGGCCTCAATCTCCAGGACGGTGGCAACATCCTCGTGTTCTTCAGCCTCAACTGGAACCTCGAGGAGCACGAGCAGATCATCGAGCGTATAGGGCCCACGCGCCAGGCTCAGGCCGGGCACAACCGCCCGGTGTACGTGCACCGCATCGTGGCTCGAGACACCGTCGACGAGCTCGTGCTGCAGCGGCTGCAGTCCAAGGCCTCGGTGCAGAGCGTGCTGCTCGAGGCGATGAAAGGAAGACGATGACACGAGACGACATCATCCGCATGGCGCGGGAGGCTGAGATTTCACAATCCCACGCGGAAGGCATGACTGATTTTCTTGAACGCTTTGCCACCCTTGTCGCCGCTGCCGAGCGCAACCGGACATGGACTCAAGCGCACTGGACTGAGTACGAGCGCAGCATCGCCGCTGCCGAGCGCGAGGCGTGTGCCAAGGTGTGCGAAGCGGGAAAGCATAGTGATTACGACGGTCATGCCGATTGCGCCGCCGCCATTCGCGCAAGGGGTCAAGCATGACCATCCGAGCACTCACCTACGGCGGCATCCAGATCGGTAACTTCGGCCCGCCAAACGCGCACTACACATGGGACGGCGTTCACCTTCAGCTTGATGGTTCAGCCCACATCGACGGTGGATGGAAGCGTGCAGGCATAAGCATCGACATGAGCTGCGCCGATGCGATGGACCTTGTGCTGATGCTGATGGACGCTGTGCAAAAGCACGCGGACTACGAGGCCAGACTGATCCCGAACTTCGCCAAGCGGCTGAACAAGAAACTGGAGAGGAAGAAATGAACCACACTCTTTACCCACAACAAGGCTGGCAGTGTCCTTTATGTAAAACGATTTACAGCCCGATAACACCTGTGTGTTTTTACTGTCGGCCACAGAATGTTGGGGAACAGCCCTCAATTGGTCTCCCGCCAACAAGACCGCGTGAGTGGGGCAGCACTGGTGTAGCTGGGAGAGATTGAAATGAGCGGCGATCACAACGCACACCAGAACGACTTCCATCCTGACTGGGACACAGTGAAGGCGTTTGATGACAGGCACAACGAGGATACGGAGTTGCTGAGGCAGGCGCTGGAGGCGCTGGAAACTTGCGAGGCGTTTTTGCTGTCAGCCGGATTTGCGTCGTCCGACACTTACGCTGAAGCAAGCGCAGTTATAACCGCACTTGAGGAGCGACTGAAATGACCACACTACGCGAAGCCGCCCAGCAGGCGCTGGAGGCGTTGGAGAAGCTGTACCTGCCCGGTGAACTTGAGCGCGTCAACGCTGCCATCACAGCCCTCCGCGCCGCGCTGGAGCAGCCGGACCGAGCACAAAGAATGCGCGAAGCCGGGTATATCCGCAGGCCGACACTGCGAGAGATGGCAGAGGAGGAGCAGCCGAAGCAGGCTGAGCCGGTAGCGTGGATGATGGTCAACAAGACGCACAACGTCGGTCCGTTGCTGTACTGGAAGCCGCAGACTGATTGGCACATAACTTGGGAAGCAGTGCCCCTCTACACCCACCCACCCCGCTGCGAGTGGCGAGGGCTGACGGATGAGGAGAAGCGCGAATGCGCTCAGGCAATGGACGCCGAACCGCTGGCAGAAGGGTGGCCAGAGTTAGTCAAGTTCGCCCGCGCCATCGAGTCCAAGCTGAAGGAGCGCAACGCATGAGCTCACTCGACATGCAGGTGGCCGGTGGCCACTACAAGGACCTGAAGATCCAGCCGGTGGAGTTCATCCACGCGAACGGCATCGGCTACTTCGAGGGCAACGTGATCAAGTACGTCAGCCGCTGGCGTGCCAAGGGCGGCGTGGCCGACCTAGAGAAGGCCCGCCACTACATCGACATGCTGATCGAGCTGGAGCGCCGCAAGGACGACGGCAAATGACGCACGCCCGCAAGATCGAGAAGCTCGAGGCCCAGGTCGCCGCCCTGCGCGCCAGGCTTTCGGCCCGGACCGACCAGCTCCTGCTGGTGCTGCTGCAGATCGAAGACCTCAAGCGAGAGCTTGACCAGGCCAAGCGCCCGGTGCATCCTGCACCTAGTTCTAGCATCTGCTAGGAACGCATCGAGCACGACGTCCCCCTAAGTGCTCGGCAGGCTGTAGTTTTTGCTACAGCAGAATATACATTATGCGTATCCAAACGGGGGTTGACGCTATCGCATCCGCTAAAGGAAACTGTCGCGCATGCTGGAGTCCACCGCCCGTCCGTACCGTGACCTGCACCGCGCGCTCGACCTAGTCGGCGAGCGCCCCTTGCTGCGGGCCTTGAACATCCACGAGAAGACGCTCTACCGCTGGCGCACCGGGCGCTGCAAGATCCCGGGCCACCAGCACCAGGCGATCAAGATGCTGCTCGGGGACCTGCCCGGCACCGACGGGCGCTGGAACGGCTGGCACTTCCACGGCGGGGAGCTGTGGAGCCCGGCCGGCGATCGCTTCGAGCCCGGCCACGTGCTGTCGCTGATCCTGCTGCGCCAGCAGCTCTCGGCCCAGGCCCGCGAGATGGAGCGCCTGCGCGTGCGCCTGGCCATCGCTGAAGAGGCGGTCGAGCGCCTGGCGCCGGCCGCCAACGAGGCGGTGGCTTAGGTCTGGGTGCCGACCACGGTGCCGTCGGTCGAGCCGGTGGGCGCGCTGGTCTTGATGTAGAGCGTGCCCGCGGTCACCCACAGATAGGCCCCGTTCAGCATGATCGGGTTCTCCCAGGTGCCACCGAAGTCCAGGTGCGCGCCGTTGGGCACCGAGACGTTGCACTTGCCCGAGGTGCCCCAGCCCAGGCGCAGCACGCGCGCCGTGCCGTTGGCCTCCCAGATCCGCACGCTGGAGCGCCCCGCCCCACCGTGGCTGGCCGAGCCGTCGCCGAAGATGTTGAGGTCGACGTCGCCGTCGGTCGGGTGGTCGAGCTCGTTGATGCGCTTCAGGCCGTCCAGGCGCTGGCGGTCAAACACCAGGTTGTCGCCTTCGGCGCCGACCTCGGTGGTCGAGGCGGTCGCGGTGTTGAACACCCCGGCCAGGCGGTTCTGCGTGGCGGTCGACTTGAGGTAGTAGGCCTTGGCCCCCGCCCCCGGCTCGCTGGTCCAGGTGAAGTCGTTGTAGGTGCCGTCGAGGCGGATGTCGATCGAGTTGGTGCCCGCATCCCCACCGGCCGTGGCCGTGAGCGTGCCGGCCTGGCTGAACCAGTTGTCGACGCCGCGGTGCTCGTCAGAGTCCTCGACGTAGATGCCGTAGACGTAGCGCTCGAACAGGTTGCCGCTGATGATCTGCGCGTTGGGCTGGTGCAGGCCACCGCCCGAGTCGCCGTTCAGCAAGTCGATGTGCTTGAACCCGATGTCGAAGTGACAACCCACCACGCGGTTGAAGTAGTTGGCGTAGGTGGCCGAGCCGCCGGCGGTCTCGGTGCCGGTGAAGCGCAGGCTGATCTTGGTCGCCGTCTCGCGGTCGGCCTTGGCCGTGCCCCCGAAGATGTGCATCCCGTCGAAGGTGTTGGCGAGCGTGTTGGCGGTGCGGTTGCGCACCAGGATGCCGGCCGTGCCGTTGGTGTAGTCCAGGCGCCCGCCGCGGATGGCCGAATCGCGCCAGCCGTCGATCAGAATCGCGAAGCCCGCGCTGTCGTAGCCGGCCACGCTGCCCGTCACGTAGGACTGCAGCACGGTGGCCTTGCTCATCACCAGGTCGACGCGCGCGGCCGTGCCGGCGCTGCCGGCGATGACGAGCTGGGTGTTGAGCCTGAAGGTGCCGGGCCCCAGGTACACGGCGCCGCCGGTGCCCTTGGCCTCGTTGATCGCCGCCTGGATCTGCGGGGTGTCATCGGAAGACCCGCCCAGCGGCGTCAGTCCGATCATGTTGCGCGGTACACGGGTGGTCACTTGCTCCCTTTCATGGCGGCCGCGGCCGCGGGAATGATCTTCTCGGCCGAACGGCCGATCACGTAGCCGCCGAGGCCGAGCTCGACGATGTCCCAGAGCTTGAGCACCTCGGCCTCGCTGATGCCTGGCGCGCTGAAGCCCAGCCACCGGGCGACGATCAAGGCACCGAAGGTCAGCATCAGGATCGGGCGCCAGCTGGCCGCCAGCCAGTGGCTTGAGGCCGCCTCGGTCTTGACGATCTCGGCCCGGCCAGTGAGCTCGGCGAGCTCGCCCTTCTGCGCCAGCTCGAGCATCGCGAGCTTGGCCTGGTCGCGCTGGCTGGGGTCCGGCCAGAGCCGGTCGATGAGCTTGCCGCCGACGTCGAGCGCTGCCGTGATCGGGTCCATGGCCATGGGTCAGGCCTCCATCAGGTCGGCAATGCGCCGGCTCCAGCCGCGGCTGAACGCCGGCCAGCTGGGCAAGCCCGCCATGAACCGCAGCCGCTGGGCCAGGATGCCCAGCCTCACCGCGTTGACGTCGAGCTGGTAGGCGGTGGCCAGGGTCTTGGGTCCAATGATCCCGTCAGCCTCCACGCCGATGGCGCGCTGCAACCACAGGATCGCCTGGCGCGGCCCGCTGTTGACCGCCGCGTCAAACATGACGTAGCGCAGCCCTGGCGGCAGGTCATCGCCGCGGATCGGCTTCCAGTAGTCCTCGAGGTAGATGCGCTCGGCGAGCTCGAGCGGCAGCTCGCGCATGTCGCCCTTGTAGCCCACGCGGCGTGCCACCGCCTCGGTGATGCCGAAGCGGGTGGCCCCGCCGCGGTCATCCTTGTGTTCGCTAAAATCGCCCTCGTGCTCGAGCACCAGGGCCAGGGCATTGACGAAGTTCATCGCGGACCTCGCAGCACAACGATCAGGGTGACGACCACGAGCGCGATGATCACGCCCTCGCCGAAGCTCAACGCCAGGCCCTGGATCATGGTGCTACCCCTTGATGAACTTGGAGCCGAACTGCACCAGGGCGAAGATGACCGTGGCCGCCAGCCACACCCCGATGCCGCGGTTCACCCACTGGTCGACCTTGCGGTCAGTCCGGTGAATCATCGTGTCGTGCACGGCGAGCGCCGACTCGCACTTGCCGATGCGCTCGCCCTGGCTGGACTGACGCTCCTCGATCAGGATCAGACGCTGGATCGCATCGGTCAGCTTGTCCACCTTGGACTCCAGGCGGCGGAAGTCCTCGTCGCTCATCGCCATCAGTCAGCCTTTCTCGGCCGCTCGGGCCTCGATCTCGAGCGGATGATTGCGGTAGCCGTGCCGCAGCAAGCCCCACAAGTAGGTCGCGTAAAACCCGAGCGTGCCCATGCGTTGCCACTGGGCCCAGTGCGCCTGCTCGTGCCGGGTCAGACGGTCACTGTGCATGTACTCGGACAGGATGAAGATGCCGACCGGCGGCAGCGTGATGCCGCCGTAGCCGAAGGTTCTGAGGAACCAGCGAATGATGTGTCGGGCTGGGCGTGGCTGCATGGGGCGTCACCTGATGAAGCCCCATGCTATCGACTCAACGCGTCGCGACGGACACCCTCAGCTGAGGCGGTTCTGCGGGTCGTAGGCCACGCGCAACACCGCTGTGCCGCTGGTGAAGTCGCCGGTCTTGACCCCTGCCCGGTAGTACATGACCTCGGGCTCGTTGCCGGTGCCCTCGAACGGCGAGGTGAAGGTGTTGACGTCGCGCCAGGTCGAGTTGTCGGTCGAACGCTGCACCGTGACGGTGGCCGCGAACGTGCCGCTGATCGAGATGTTGAACGGGCCCACCAACTGCAGCGGATCGCTGAAGGTGTTCTCGGCGGTGATGGATGCGGTGACTGCTTCGGAGGCCATGGCTGCGCCTTTACATGACAGGGTGAAGGATAGACTGGATCATTGAGCGACTGCCGGCCGTGCTCGACAGTCGCTGCAGCTCGGCGTTAAGCACGCGCTCGTCGTAGTACTCAAGCGCCTGGAGATGGCCGTTGAGGTAGTTGGTGCCGTCACTGCCCAGGCGGGCTTGCGTGGCCGCCGGGATGGCCCCAGGAGCGCCCAGCACAGCCGCGCCGCTGTTGACGCTTGCCGCCGCGTTGCCAGCAGCCCAAGTTCCCGCCAGACGGTACGCCGCCGCGCTGATGGTGCCCGCGTCAATGGTGGCCTGATCCACCCCGCCCGAGCGGATGTACAGCTCCGGGTTGGTGGTGTTGCCACGCAGGGCGATGATGTTGTCGGCTGTAGCGTCGTCGAACTGCACCAGCGGGCGTGTGCCGCTGACGGTGGACGGCAGAGCGCGGACGAGGACGCCGCCACGGCCTGCTTGCCAGAAGTTGCTGAAGTTGCTGCCGGTGATGGTGGCTACGTCGGCGCTGCGGGTCAGGGCTGTGGTGGTCGTGGGGATGTAGCTGGTGGCGAAGGACCCAAGCTCTACCTGCAAACCCCATGTGTAGAGTCCGATCACGCCATTTGGTGTGTAATTCAGACCATATACAAAAACCTGCCGGAAAGTATTGCCGGTAGATGCAGGATCAGCGCCGACAACCAATTTATACCAACCATTCGGATACGGAATAATCTGGGCAAAACCAGTAGACCCACCAGGCGAACCAATTGAAGATTGAGCCACTACTTGGCCCGTCGACAAATTAAAATCAACTCGCCTACCAGAACTACCAACACTTCCAATGTGCTCAATTCTTATTTGGTCTACGCCAGCCGCCTTGAAGAATCCAGAAAAAACTGTCGTGCTATCTGATGTTATGCCCATGACGTAAATACGCATGTAACCGCCGTTCAAGATTAACTTGTCGGCGGTAAGCGTGTTGTCAGGTGCTGTTTCTTGGTTTACCGCATAAGTTGCGTTGACATAGGTAAAACCAGATATGTCTTCTGATGGAAACAAATAATTTGTTCTGTCCTCCTCAATCAACAGCCCTTTACACACCAATGTAATTGGGTCGTAGTCAAATCGTGGCTGATTATCTGCCGCCGAGGTAACATACCCGCTATTATTTACATAGGCGGCGGGATTAGAGGCGCTTGTAGTGCGTGTAAATGTAATCCGCGAATCTAATGAAGCCGCTGTAAAGTCAAGCGCCAATTTAGGTAGCACTCGCTCTACGGCTGTTAATCCAAAAGAAGGCGTAATCATTTTAACTCTCGAATGTGATTTTAAACGTCTTGGTTGCACCAGAGTCATTGCGAACTCTGAACTGGCCGCTGGCGTTTGGCCCAATTTGTACGTTGGTCGCCGATAGGGTGGTCGGCTGAAAATTTCTGAAAATGATGTTAGCGCCGTTGTAGCCAAGCGTATACAGCGTCCCAACCGGAGCAACATCTGAGTACCCACATTTACCTTGGTACGCAGAGTCAAACCCAGTCACATCCTCAATCGTCACCCACATCCCACCAAAGTTAGCCTGCGACAAAAATTGAGTTAGATTGCTGCTAGTTGCAGCGTCTGCGAGCGTGACGTAGACCGATTCATCGATTTCTTTTGTGCAGGGCGTTGGGCCATCATCGGTAAAGAAAATGACGTTACCGACCCATGTATTGTTTTGCAGCCTTACGATGCCGCCGTCCCGACGCACATGAACTTGGTTGCTGCCGCTGCCAAAAACGTTGTTCTTGATCGTTGCGTAGACCGGGCCAGTAGAACCAAACAACTCGATGTGTTTAACAGAGGTGTCGAGAATGTTATCTGCGACAAGAAGACCAGACGTCGGGTCTATTGTTGCCGTGATGGTGCGAACACCGTACTGGCAAGACTTGACGTTGTTGCTAGACACGACACCATCGGCAGTATCAAAGTAAATAGCGGTAACGCAGTTTTCAAACGTGTTGCCGGTGATGGAGTAGCGTTCGTTGCCTGTAAAAACACCATCATTGCAGTTTTTGAATGTGCAGTTACTGACTTGCAGCCTTGCACCCGTCGCCACTCCAACACCGAACGCATGATGGTCTGTGCCTGCACCGCCACAATCTCTGAACACGCAGTTGGTGATGACCACATCATCAACAGATTTTGTTTGCAGCCCGTCCCGCGTAACGTTGGCAAACACGCAATCGCTGACCATCAAACCGCTGCGTTTTGTTCCCACAGATCCGCTAGTCGTATTGTGAACAAAGCCGTATCCAAACCCAGGTGGGCCGCCACCATCACCGGAATGAATGAACCGGCAGTCGAATACACGCACGTCTAGTGAATTGATGACGACACATGCGCCAGTGACGTAGCCATTGCAATCGAAGGTCAAGCCTTGAATTGTCAGTCCACCAATGTTTGTAAACTCAAGCTGCGATGGCTGGACGGTTGCAAATACTGTCGCGCCGTCGCCAGTAACAGAAATATTGTTTAAGTCCTGAATGAAAACTCGTGCTCGAATGTTGTATTTGCCTCGCGGAAAATACAAGATGCTGTCGTCCGTCATTACGTCAACAGCCAATTGGATCGCAGCCGTATCATCCTTCACCCCATCACCCACAGCACCGAAATCGCGCACGCTGACGGTCTCACGCAGTTTGGCCTGCACCGTGGTGGCGACAGCGTTGGTGCCTGCAGCCACGTGCGTGACTGCACTGGAGTCCACCGGTCCGGTGACGGGCAACGCGCGACCGTAGCGCGCCAGGATCACGGCACCGTTGGCCGGGGCGCTGGTGAACACCAGCGTGGCGCTAGTGAGCGTGTAGTCGGTGCCAGGCACCTGGGTGACACCCGAGATCGACACGTCGAGGTTGGCCAGCGCTGCCGGGTCCTCGGTCAAAGCGAACTGCGTCGTTGAGCCGTTGCCGGTAAACGTGTCGAACCTCGTCGTGCCGTAGGCGATGCCCGTGGCCAGCTGCGACAGTGCGTAGTTGGCAAGGTTCGATCCCGTCGAGTCCCAGCCGATCAGCTCGTTGGGTTCAGGGTTGGGCAGCTGCACGTTGGCCGTCGAGTTGACCGGCACCAACAGCGCACGGTCCAGGCGCTCTTCGAGCTGCTGGATCTGGATGACCGTGCGGTCAAACGTGTCCTCGATGACGCGGGCGTTGAACGCACCGCCGCCCAGCAGGTCGGTCGTCTGCTCGTACTCCAGGTCCCCGACGATCGTGAGCTTCTGGCCCGACGGCAGCGGCGAGCCGCTGATCGGGTAGGTGATCGTGCCGCCAGGCGAGGCGTCCTGGTCGACGTTCAGGCTGACGCTGTAGTCGCTGTTCAGCACCAGCGAGGTCTCGATGCCCAGCGAGTCCATCTTGGTGACCAACAGGTCGCCGGCCGCGAAGGTCTTGAAGCTGAAACTGAACGTCGTGGTGACGCCGTTGCCCGAAAACGGGCCGGCGCGACGGGCGGTGGCGGGTACGGTCATGGATGTCGACTCCTGAACGGATGGTAGGCGGGCGCCCGTCGCAAACGGACACTCGTCACTGTTTGGATTCCGGGCTGGCGGTGCCGGTGATCAGGCCGCGCGCAACGTCGAGGGGCCCGGTGGGTTCGATCTTGCCTTGGGCCACGCCGGCCGCGTAGCCGATCGGCCGAGCCAGGCCGTAAACAGGAATGCCGGTGGCGACGCTGACCAGCGTGGCCACGTCGCGGATCGCCTTCTGGGCAGAGCCCTCGTCGACGATCGCCTTGTAGACCGACTGCGGTGCGCCGACGGCAGACTCCAAAAGGCTCACCGCAGGCGACAGGCTCACGCGGTCGTCGAGCGGGTTGTCGTTGAAGCGCTGGACAGCTGCGACACCGAACTGACCGAGGATGGGGATCTGCGCCAGCAAGCCCTTGAGCGTGCCCATGCCGAACACCTCAGCCAGCCAGTCGTTTAGGTAGCCGTCGTCGTCCTCATCTTCGGGCCCACCGCGGAACGCGAGTGCGATGGCCTCGGCCACCCAGATGGAAACCAGGAAGCCCATGGTCACCACGTACAAGGCTTTGCCGGCACCCTTGCGCAAGCCCACCTCGTTGGCGATCTGCTTGAGCGCGGTGCCGTTGGTGTTGGCCATCATGTTGAAGTAGCCGACGAACTGGGTAAACACCCGGGCGTAGGCCGGGCCCGTCTCCAGGCGGCTGACGTCCTCGGGCAGCGTCGAGCCTTGGGTTTGACGCACCCGGCTGTCGGCGAAGCGCACTGCGTCGACATCGCTCATCCCTTCAGCCAAGCCCTGGTTGAACGCGGCGTTCCACACGATTGGCGAAAGCACGTTGTCGAACGCGGTCTGCAGGAAGTAGGCGTGGCGACTCGACCAGTCCTGCACCTTTTCGTAAACGCTAGGTTGGATCAGGATGGCTTCCATCTGCTCGTTGAGCACCGACACCTCGTTCTTGGCCCGGTCGTCCATGTAGGGCGAGGCGGCCCACACTTCGCGGCTAAATCGCACCGGGTTGGCGACGTACTGCGCCAGCGAGCGCATCATGAAGCTCGGTTTAATCAGTACCAGGGTGGACGGCAAGCTGGCGATCTGTTGCAGCGTGTTGCTGACGTTCGTAAACATCAGGTTCATGCCGACGCGTGCGCGAACGATTCCGGGCATGCGTGCCCACTTGCCGGTGCCGACGATCGGGGTCTCGACAACCTGCTGCGCGCTGCGCTGCAGCCAGGGCTGGAGCATCGATTCCAGGGCCGCGGGCTGCAGACGATCGAGCGGCTGGCTCACGGTCTTGCGCGTGAGCAGCTTGCGCACGTCGCGCGCCGGGTTGGTCATGTGCGAGAACAGCAGCACCTTGTCGATGTGCTGCGACA